TCTTCCTCGACAGCTCGACCGGCCAGGGCTCGATCACCCTCCCTATCGTCCAGCAGGGCTTCGTCAACGGTGACGACAACACCGGCGTCTCGACGTGGACATACGTGCTCACGCCGATCCTGGAGCCCAACGCGCCGGTCGTTGTTCCACTTGTCCTGACCCTCGGCATCGGTGACGGCAACGCGGTTACGGTCGATTTCAACTCCCCGAACCCCTCGACCAACGGGGCTCTTCTCGTCGCTCCTGGCCAGCAGGGGCAGCAGGGAGATCCTGGTCCCGCCGGACCCCCCAACACCTTGACTGTCGGAGCGGTGACCACCCTCACTCCCGGCTCCCCCGCCACCGTCAACATCTCCGGCGGTGCCCCGAACCAGACCGTCAGCTTCGGTATCCCCGCTGGGGCCGCTGGAGCCAACGGTTCGGCCGCTGGCGTCCCCGTAGGCGGAACTGTCGGTCAGGTGCTGACCAAGAACTCCTCCACCAACTTCGATTCTTCGTGGTCGAACAACGCCGCTCAGGGCATCCCGGCCGGTGGCACGCTCGGCCAGATCCTCCAGAAGGTCGACGGCACCGACTACAACACGCAGTGGATACCCGTCCCAATTGCGCTCCCCAACGGCGGGGCGACGGGGCAGGTTCTCACCAAGAACTCGAACTCCGACCAGGACGCCGGATGGTACACCCCGGCGATCAACTACGAGCTGCCTGTCGGCGGCACCGTCGGCCAATCCCTGGTGAAAAACTCGGGTTCTGACCGTGACGTGAAATGGTCCACCATCACCGGTGGCAGTGGCGGCGCGAGCCTCCCCGTCGGCGGCACCGCAGGGCAAGTGCTGAAGAAGAACTCAGGTGTCGACGGTGACGCTTCCTGGTCTGACCCGGTGTTCTCGATCAACACACTCCCAGCCGGAACGCTCCTGATCGTCAAGAACACTTCGCCAGGCGTTTGGCCCGCTCGCCCGACAGCTCGTACAGATCTCTTCGTCGCCTGGGCTGGCCCCGGTGCCGACCCTGCCGTCGTCTCCAGCGGTACTGCCGGAATGCTGGATGGTATCGACTTCCGCTGGGTGACCCCGTAATGCCCGGCGGTCTGATCTTCTCCTGGGCTTCCAGGGGAGGATTGCTGAAACGTCGTGGCAACCCGGATCACGGTGGAAACACTCCGGGTGGGCCGGTCATCCGTCCCGCTGATGTGTCGGGCTCGGCTCCTGTCGGAAGCACGCAGTACGCTGTTCCAGCGGGCGCTCTGTTCGTCGACTCTGCGGCTGGCTCAGATACCAACGCGGGCACTCAGAGCGCCCCCTTTAAAACCGTCGTCAAGGCGATCTCGGTGGTCCCGGTCAACGGCACTATCGTCTGCCGTGGCGGGATCTACCACGAGGGAAAGGTCGGCACCGGCAGTGTCTACGGCGGCATTCCCGTCGCTACCGCTGGCGTCAGCATCCAGAGCTATCCCAACGAGGCGGTCTGGTTCGATGGCAGCTCCGTCGTCACCGGCTGGACTCTCGAATCGGCTGGTCTCTGGCGGCACGACGGCTGGACGCTGACTCTCGACCGTTCCCCGACGTACAGCTTCCGACCGCCGCCTGGCCGGACCGGGTATTCATCGACGGTGCCCCGTTGCTCCAGGTCAACTCGAAGGCCGGGGTCACCTCCGGCAAGTTCTTCATGGACCAGGGCAACGACGCCATCTACATCGGCTCCGATCCGGGTGGCAAGCAGGTCAACGTCACTGACCTCCAGACCACGATCACCGGGCTGGCTGTCGGCGTCAAGTTCCTGGGGCTCGGCTTCCGCCGGTTCGCCCCCTCTCAGCCGCACCTCGGCGCGGTCAAGCACCTCCGCTCGAACTGCGTGATGGAGAATTGCTGGTTCGAGGACATCTCCTGCGTTGCTGTCGGAATGCAGGGCTCCTCCGGTGGCATCGGGTCTGGGCAGATCGTGCGCAACGTCACCATCAAACGCTCCGGCTCGCTGGGCCTCGGCGTGACGGCGGCCGATGGCATCGTCATCAACCGGGTGAACATCTCCGGCTCGAACATCGACCATTTCAACTACGCCCCCTCCACCGGAGCCATCAAAATCACCCGGCTTCGGGGCTGCACGGTCAGCGAATCCACACTCTCCGACAACTTCTGCAAGGGCCTGTGGACAGACGAGAGCGTGTCGAACGTCGTCGTGCACACCAATGACGTGCAGCGGAACGAGCAGCGCGGGGTCACCTTCGAGCTGAGCGGTTTCGTTACCTTCGTCAACAACCTTGTCACGGACAACGGCTACAACGGCGTCGACCTGATCTCCTCTGACGGCATCACGATGTGGAACAACACTCTCGTGAACAACGGAGCTGGCAGTGACCGGTTCGGCGTCCAGAACTGGTCGGATTCCCGCGACATGAATGGTGTGTCGGACAACCGCTCGCCGATGACCTCGACCTCGGTCGGGCTCGACACGCGGCAGACGTTCCCCCACCCGGATGGCATGACCTGGACGATGCGCAAGTTCTACATGCGCAACAACGTCCTGGGCAAAGGGGCAAAACAGGTGGTGCTCGGGGTGGAGGACTACAACACCTCCACCGGAACCGCTCGTGCGTACACCGCCTTTGGTGTCGACTGGAACAGCAACTTCTACAACCGTCCGGCAGGTACTCCTACCTGGATGAGCTTCATGCCTCGCGCGGGCTCGACAGGCGTCCTGGTGCAGTTCTCCATCGCTGACTCCCGAGGAATCGGGTTCGAGGCGAACGGCACCGAAGTCAACGGCGTCAACGCCATCAACACCGACTTCACCATTGCTGCAACATATCTGGCCAGCACAAATGCAAAATCGCAGGCATTGCCGAGCGATATTGCCGCGCTGATCTCACAACCCGTTGGTACACTTCACGCAGGATGCTGGCGATAAGGAGCCCATTGTGACCACCTACAAACAGAGTTTCGATCTTGGCACAGCCGCTGCCACGATCACCTCCGGTAACTCCGGGGGCGCTGGGCTCACCGCTTTCAACTCCGTCGTAATCGGCGGCGGCTCGTTCGTCTACAGCAGCGCGGACTTCGCCCACGGAACGCAGTGTGGTTTGATCTCCGGAGCGTCCGGCGTTGCTACCAACGGCATCTTCTCGGGCATCAGCTCGACGGCGATGAGCTGGAGCATCTACGTCAAATACGACACGCTCCCCGCCGCAGACAACTACATCCTCCGGTACACCGTTGGTGGCGTCCGCAAAGCTTCTCTTCACATCAACTCGGCCGGGAAACTGCGTATGGCCGACTCCTCCGGCACCACCGGCATCTGGACCGCGACCAACACGTTCCCGCTGAATACGTGGGTGCGCATTGAGCTGTTCGCTCAGTCGGGCACCACCGGAAACTACCAGGCCGCGTACTACGCTCTGGACTCCACCAGCCCCACCGAAACTTCCGGCGTTGTCACTGGCAACGGTGGCGGCACCCCGTTCGATGCGGTGACCATCGGCAAGACGGACTCCTCCGCCTACACCGGCACCGTCAAGATCGACTCGATCCAGGGCAACGACGCCGCCACCGGCTTCATCGGCCCGTGGGTTTCGGCCGCAGGCAGCCCGGTTCGGCCCAACGCGCTCATCTCGAACGCAGGCGGCTTCACGGCTGTCGGAAGCGCCGACATCCCCTCGGCTCTCTCTGACGAGTCGGACTCGACCTACGCATCCAGTCCGGCGAACCCTGCCGGAGCTGTGATGGAGGTCAAGTTCCCCCCACTGAGCGCTGGCGGCAACATCTCGGCTGTGGTTCGAGACGGCACGACCGCAGCCAGCCCCGCGATCACCCGGACCTACTACATCGTCCAGGGCACCACGATCATCCACACGGAGCCCGGTGTCGTACTCCCCACCTCGGCCACGAACCGGACCATCGCGTGCACGACCGGTGAGACCGCAGCGGTCACCGACCGCACTGACCTGAGACTGCGTTTGAGCGATGGCTAACCAAGGAGCCCTCTATCGGGTCGAGCTGAACAACACTTCAGTCACCGGCCCGAAAGGGCAGCTCTTTCGTGCAGAGGTCGACTCGACGGTAGCAGCTGGACCTTCGGGTCTGTTCTACCGCGCCTCGTTGGTCGTCCAGGCAGTCTCTGGTCCCCAGGGCATCGTCTACCGCGTTGAACTGCGTACCCCGGCCTCGGCCGACGCTGGCGACGACCAGACCAACATTGAGCCGTTCACCACGGTCACGCTGGTCGGAAGCGACACGGCCAGTGTCGACGACAATCGGGTCTGGACTCAGATCTCCGGCCCCGCCGTCACCGACCTCACACCGGCCGGACGACTCGCTACGTTCACCGCTCCAGGCTCCGCCACCGACCAGACGCTCGTCTTCGGATACGTCGCCGGGGGCTCTCCACAATCGACCGTTCAGGTGTTCGTTCTCCAGGCCACAGAAAAGGCAGTTGTGGGTGGCGTGCTCGTGCCTATCAAGTTCTTGTCGGTGAAGCTGTAGAATCCGGGCATGGCCGAACTCTTCAGTAATTTGCTACGTCAAGCTGGTATCTGGTCTTCCTCGCGCGAAGAATACGCGACCGAGAAGATGGAGCGACTGTCGAAGCTCCTCCAGATGTACTCGCCGAACTACTACCTGGTCAACAAGCCGGAGGGCGTCCGCAGTGACGCCGGGACGGCCTACTACGCGATCATCGAGCACCACCCCGGCGGTCAACCCCAGGTCATACGTTGGATCACCGATCCGGCGCTGGAGAACCCGCAGGCCCTCATTGACTGGCTGGCCGCCGGGGACACCAACAGGCACGACGCCAAAGAGATTCTGGCTCGCATGGACGCGGAGCTGGAGCTTCAGGAGGCGGAGAAGGAACGCGCTCAACGCGAGAAATACGCAGCGGAGGACGAAGTTACCGCTACGATCCTCCGTGGGGGTCACAGTCGGCTCCACGAGTTCAAGCATGACGGCGTGAAATACGCCTCGAACGTCATCTAGGAGACCCGATGCCAACGTACAGCCCCCCGACGAAGACCGTCGGCGACGTGATGAACGACGTGAAGCGCACCTTCGGCGACGAGTCGGGCATCGTTCTCGAAGAGGACGACATCGTACGTTGGATCAACACCGCCGCCGAGGAGATCGTCGACCGGAACTACGTCCTGAAGGCTCGTGCAGACCTGTCGACGGTCTCCGGGCAGCAGGAGTACCCGATCCAGCAGCTCAACATCGCTGAGATCGACTCCGTCATCATCGACAACGTGGCCATCCAGAATGTGTCGTTCCAGCAGGCTCAGGAGCTTCTCTACGATGGCCGCACCCCTGATGAGGGGGGTAACCCGCAGATCTGGTGGATTTTCGAGGGTCAGCTCGTCTTTTGGCCGGTTCCCCAGGGTGTCAACCGGATCACAATTTTCTACTCGGCCAAACCACGCCAGGTGACCAACGACCCGGCTCTTCCACTTGCCCTGCCGGACAAGTACTACCCCCGCATCGTGGAGCACGTTTTGCGCTCCGCATACGAGATGGACGAGGACTGGCAGGCCGCTCAGGCCAAGCAGGCACAGTACGACGCCGGGATCAACAGAATGGGCCAAGAAGAGCGTGACGCCGCAAGCGCGGCCTACCCGTTCACGACCTCACTGGAGTGGTGACATGCCTGGGAAAACTATCCAGATTGGCCCTTTCAAGGGCGGTCTGAACCTCCACTCCGACAACTCCTCGGTCGACGACTCTGAGGTAGTGACCTGCGAGAACTTCGAGCTGGACTTCGACGGTTCCCTGGTGTCTCGGCCACCGTTTGAGAACACGTCCGCGACGATGCCGCTCCAAGCCACCGGCAACATCCATCTCCTCGGCTACTACACCGCCCCCGGCAATGTGAGCTACCTCCTCGGCTCCGATGGCGTGTCGAAGACCTACTACTTCGATGGGTCGAGTTGGACGCTCATCACCTCAACCTTCGCCGCCAGCGACATGGCCCAGTTCAACGGCAAAGCGTGGCTACTCTCCCCCGTGGGCACCGTGAACCCTGGCGGCTCGTGGAGCTTGACCGTAGGCTTCGTCCCCGACGCCAACATGCCCCGAGGCGACACCATCGTCGCTCACAAGGCGCGGCTGTGGGTAGCTCAGGGCAAGGCGGCTACCGCCAACAACACCTACGTCTATTTCTCGAACGTGCTCGGTGACACACCCTTCTGGAAGACCGTCCCTGACTTCATCGACGTGGGCTCCGGCGACGGCCAGAACGTCATCAAGCTGGTCACCTACTTCGGCTCGATCCTGATCTTCCGGGACAGCTCGATCTACATCTACACGTTCTCCAGCGACCCGGCGACTGGCGCGATCCAGCTTCTCGTCCCCGGCATCGGCCTCACAGACAAGAACTGCCTGGTCACGTACCAGAGCTACCTCTACTTCATGCACAACGAGAAGGTCTACGAGTTCCTGAACAACCGGGCCAACCAGATCAACCAGAAGGTGCCCTTCACCTCCGGCTCGCAGACCGGCATCTACCAGCCGTACAGCGTGTCGATTTTCAATCAGCGGGTCATGGTGAGCTTCTGGGACCAGCTTTACGTGTTCAACCTCCTCACCCGCACCTGGACCACCTGGAAGTCCACCAAATACGGCACAATCGGCCGCTTTGTCACTGTTCCACCCGCCGATGGGCCGGAACAGGCGATTGTCCATATTTCGACCTCCGTGACCGGTACGACCCGTGTAGCGAAGACGTTGCGGATCACGGACGCCATTACCAGCATTGCGGAGACGATGACCTGCACGGTGCGCACGAAGAACTACAACTACGAGGCGTCGAGTGTGCAGAAGCGGCTCTTCTCTGGCGGCATCGACGGGATCTTCCGAGGAAAGCTGGTGGCCCGCGCCATCCCGATCTTCTATACCAAGCAGCTCACCTGGGGCCAGGTGGCAAAACAGTTCACTTGGGGCGATCTCGCCCAGAAGACGTGGGGCACGCTCTCCACGGACACGGCGGTTGTCGAGATCACGATCAACTCTCCCGGCTCCAGCAGCCAGCGGAAGTACCAGAAGCTGTTCAAGAGCTTGTTCTTCCGACAGATCGCCTTCGAGGCCGTTTTCTCGACTGATGGGAGCCTCCAGACGGCTCCTGTGCGGGTGTTCTCGTTCATGACCTACGTGCTCGCAAAAGAAAATGTCAGCAAGGCTACAAGCTGACCTTCCTGGCCCAGTTGCGCTTACAGGCTCGGCATACCCGTTGCCCGCTACTGGGGTGTCGATAGAGGTTATCTCCGCTGAGAGGGTGTCCGTGGATGCAGTGCGTCTTTCTTCGGTGTTCCGCGACAGGGCCTTTCGTGGCTTTCATGAGATTCTCGTGTATCGGGATGTCTTCTAGGTGAGTTGGGTTGACGCAGTTAGTAATTTCACACAAGTGATTGATGGAGTAGGAGATGGGCCCTACAAACAGTTCGTAGCTGACTCGATGAGCCCCTTGGTCTCCGTTCAACCAGAATCGACCGTAGCCACTCGGGTTGATACCTCCCACCCATAGCCAACAGGTGTCGGTCTTCTCGACGTACTGCATGAATCTCTCGACTGTCTCCATGGATTGTTACAGTACCATGAGTACGGCATCTACAATGTGCACATGGCTATGGGTCTGAATCCAGTGCGTGGTGTCCTCAACGGCGGCGGTCCCGCCGTCGGTGGCGGTGGCTTCAACGCCTTCGCTGCCGGGAACAAGGTCTATAACGGCGGAACTGCCGCCCCCAATACTGGCGGGGTTTCCCCGGCTGGTCAGCGCGGGTACACCGCTCGTGAGCAGCGCAACCAACTTTATCGAAACACGATTGCTAACCGAGCGATGGGCGGCCAGTGATGCCGAAGCTTCCAGTTACCGCGAAGAACAACACTGAGATTGTTGATCGCATCGAGAACAAACTTGGTCCTGTCGGCAAGGGACACCACAACTCGCACCGGACAGCACATATTGTGGAGTGGCTGCAAAAGCAGGAAAAGGGCGGTAAGAAGAAGACGCCCTCAAAAACTGAACTGACTCGGAATGAGATCTCTCGCCGAGCTGCTGGAGGGAAAAGCTGATGGTCGCACGAGTTGATAGTGGCACGGGGGTAAGTACCCGAGGAACGGTCATCCGACCTACCTCACCAAAGAAGGCCGCTCCGGCCGCCCCGGTCTACCACGCTCCGGCATACACCCCGCCCAGCAGTAGCGGAGGTGGAGGCGGCAATAGTTCGAGTGTCGGATCTTTCACCACAACACGTGTCGTCCCTGCCGCAGCTCCCGCAGCGGCTGTCCCGGCGGCACCGGTCATTCCCAAGGTTGACCCCAACGCCTACAAGAGCGACGCAAGCTACATCGCTCAGCTTGCCGCGCTGAACGCCGCTCGACAGAACTACGAAACCGACGACACCAACAAGATCTCTCAGTACAACACGCAGTACGCGGATGCGCTGAAGAACCTCGGCTGGAGCGGCGCGGCCAAGGGAGCTGTCGACGACCCGACCACGGCTGGTATCGATGAGTCCAAGGGCTCGTGGAACCTCAACGACCTGAACACGGCGTCTGGACGAGGCTACACAAACCAGAAGAACGACTATGCCGCTCGCGGGCTTCTCCAGTCCTCGCTCTATTCGCAGGCTATCGACAACCTGATGCGCTCGCTCAACGACCAGAACACCTCGCTGACGAACTCGAAGACTTCCTACCTCGGCGGACTGTCCACGGACAAAGCTCAGTTCGAGGCACAGAACACTTACCAGCAAGAGCAGGCCAAGCAGGACGCCATGCAGCGCGTTCTCGCCGGGTTGCTCGGGTCGAGCTAGGAGACGGTCATGGCAGTCAAGATCGGTGGCGCTAAGCAGCCGAAGAAGCAGCCCTCTATCTGGGACAGCATTGGCTCGACCCTCGGTGGCATGGCTTCCATCATCCCTGGGATGGGCAAGGCCAACAACGACACGCTCGGGAATGCTGCCGGAGCTATCGGCAACTACTACAAAGACCCCGTGGGCAACATGGCTAAAGGTGTCGCTGGCGTCATGGCGGGAATGCAGCCACGCAGCGATCCCATGCTGGCCGGTCCTACGTTCGAGCGGGCACAGATCCAGGCTCGGGAACACGCTCAGTCGATGGCTGAGCAGGCTGCCCGGAACCCTGCCGCCGCTGCACCGAGCCAGGGTGCGGCCTACCAGCCGACGCTTGCGGACTACCTGAACCAGGCCATGCAGATGATGGGTGGTGGCGGCTCCGATGCCGGTGCCATCTACGACCAGCAAGCCGCTCAGGCCAAGGCCCAGGCCGCTTCGCAGGACCAGAGTCTCAAAGGGATGTACGCGGGCTTGGTGTCGGAACTCGCCGCTCAGACCGCCCCTATTGGCAACTTCTACAACTCGGCCAACACCGCGCTCCAGGGACAGCAGCAGGCCGCTACCCAGAACGTTGGCAACGCCTATGGTGCGGCTCAGGCCAGCCAGAACTCGGTGCTCGACGCGCTCGGGATCGGCGACCAGGCTCGTGGCAACTTGGCTGTGTCGGGCAACGCGGCGGCCAACGACCAGGCGCACGCTCTCTCCGACATCGCTCAGACCGGCTCGGCGAACCAGCAGGCCAACACGGAGCACAAGGCTACCTCGCAGACGTACAACACGGAGCTTGCCAACTCGGCCAACTCCGCTGGTGCGGCCGGACGCGCTCAGCTTCAGCAGCAGCTTGCGGCCACTCTGACCGGACTGTCGTCCAAAGCGTCTGACGCTCGGGTGTCGCAGTCCTCGAACCAGTTCTCGCAGGCGCTCCAGCTTGCACAGGCTCTCAACAGCGACCAGTTCAATCGCCAACAGCAGTCTGACAGCAACAGCTACAATGCAGAGAAACTGGCTTCCGCAATCAAGCCCGCCTCGACCAAGTTGGACCCGCAAGATCTCCTGTCCATTGTGCAGAAGTTCTTCGGGAACAACACGCCTAACCCGCAGGACTACGCACGCGTTCTCCAGGCAGTATCCGCTCTGAACAACTAGGGGCATCGTGGCCAGTTTTCTGGACGACTACAAGGCAGCCCTCGCGAAAGTGGGGGCTGCCCCCAAAGCAGCACCTTCGAAGCTAGATCTCTCGTC